CATACCGCTGGGAAAACTCTTGATATGTGAACGAACGGTGCCTCAAAATTTGAGCCGCGATTGCTCTTGAAGTTTCAATTTCAAGAGTCATAAAAGACTGCTCAAACACAGACCAGTGTCCATGCTTGATACAATACTTCAGGAGTCCAGCATAGTTTGGATTCTCCTGGTTGTTTGGATTCGATACACGGGCAACATATGCCATCGTGGTCTCCGCATCGGGAGTAACTGATACAAGTTTAACTGTCTGCATAGTATGCCAAATAATACTTTACGATTCCTGAGGTAGTTAGATTTCCTTGAGATACCCAGTCATGAATACATTCATAGATGGATTGGCAGGAGTATTTTGGAGTGCCATCAGAACCAAGTTCCGACCCAAATTTCTTGAGGAGGATCTTCAATCCTTGTGTTCTTACCTCCATGCGTTCTTCTGAGTAACGCCAATCAGTCGGGGTAGCCATCGTCGTCGTTGAAAACTTCATCGTAGTCTGTGATATATGGAGCGATCTGCTCATAATCAGGTTTGTATGCGTCAACATCAGAGTAAACCTCTGACTTCAGACACTCGACCAGAGACTCTAAGTTCTTTACAATCAACTTGAGTTTTTCTTTGTCCATAGGAATAGTCTTTTACCTAGTAATTATACAAACAAAAGGGGAGGTCGTCAAGACCTCCCCTGGGAACGTTATGGATCGACTAGTAGCGACCTGCATATTTTTTTACAACTTGCCTGATCCTCGTCACACTCTATCAGACAATCGAAATAGTCGTTGATTACATCGCTCTGTTCATCGCATTTATCCAGCGTTCGTTCAAGATTGAAAACTGACTGCCTCCAACCAGCTAGTTGATTAAAAGAAATTAAGTTGTGCATGATACCTCCATGGCATAGAAAACATAATCAGTGGAGGGGGTTTTGGATCATCCTGATTACCTCTTAATTCTACCACTATTTATATGTCAGGGTATCAAAATATACTAAACACGCAAAGAAAATTTATGCCTATAAAAAAAGAGAGGGTTAGAACCCTCTCTGTCTCAAACCTTGTGGAGAATCAGAAGTTCCCCATAGATCATCCCGATGAAAGCAACACATGCTAAGGACGTGAGTCCAACTACTTGTAGTGCTAACATGACGATCACTTAGTGTAGGAGTGACCGCGATAGCAGAAGGTGCCGTGAACTTCGTCTACACCTTGCTGACACTCATAGCGGACTCCGCGATAAGATGTCATAGCAATTTGTGCGTCATGAAGTGCAGCAGCCTTTTGGATCTGCTTCTTGATGAGAGTAAGTGTGTTCATTTGTTTTCTCCTGAAGTGGGTGGTTTTTCTCCTTTAACCCCGAAGGGTGATCCGAGTTTCCCGTTCCTTCAGTCGTTTGCGTCCCAATAGTAATCACACTCTGGTGTATAGTCCTTAATGGTCTCCACCAGTTCTAACTTCCACTCTTCATTGAGATTCTCATGCTTTTTAATCCGAAAGATTACAGCATCAGCATCTGCACATGACATTGTGGCTGAGAGTAGTAATTCGATCATGGGATGAACGCTCCGTTCCGCGACTTACTTGCGTCCTAGGTAAACGTACCGTCGCACTGACCAGCAACTTTAGATTTGAAATATTGTATGAGTTGATACTTCGATCTTTGATCGATGTCTCCTCTCATCGCTGTTTCAACTCTGAGTTGTAAGAACCTTTCACAAGTCATGTGCCACCCATAAGGTGACGGATCGTGATGGGCTAAGGTCAGTGCCAGCAGTAGTGATACCATTGGATGAACGTAGGTCTAGTATAGACCCTATGTTTTATTTATGTCAATCCCTCTGTACTACCGAACTCGTCCACAAGGTTCTTGATCGTAGTTTCCGTACCATCTAAGGTTTTAATCTCATAGAGAGGTGAACGCATATACTTCTTCAGTTTTCTATACTGCTTTGCTACCTCCGTTACAGCATCAACATTAACGTTGATCTTTGCTTTACCATCCCCTTGGGGATTGTTGAATCCTACACTCATTTTTTCTTTGACTTTGTTTTGTTTGACTCACCCCATAGTTTGGGATTTCTTGTGCCATGCGTCCACCCCATACTCTTTACAACATTACCAAAAGAGTCATAATAAGCATCGAAGATATCACTGGAAGGTCCCATGACGATATCACACCAATGCTCATCTTCCTGGTGGAGTGTCACCAGATAAGAATTTGACGGAAGAGATTTATCTTCCGCAGCACTAGGGTCACAATTCGCATGGACTACTGTGACCCCGTACTTAGATCTAAAGAGTTTTACGTCTTCTGATGATAGTGTCATCAACCGCGATTCCCCCATTGAATTTCTGGGAACGCTTGTGATACTACATTCTTAGTAATTTTATACTTACTTTGTAGTTCTTTATCCTTACACAGGACAAGAATATGTGCCTCTTCAGGATGAAGGGTCTCTAGCATTTGAATGAAAATGGTTTCTCTTCTGGTCTTGGACAGACTATCATTACCACCCTTCACAAAATTGTAGAAGTTTCTACTCTCTTGGCGGATAGAAGTGTGCTCTGTTCCAGCAGGTGCCTCATTGGGTTTGTATGGAACAGAACCTTCAGGAAGCATGGAGATCACACTCTCATCAAAGTTCCAGATCAATGTGACCATCAATGCGTCAGACTTGTACTTCTGAAGAACCTCCACTTTTTTAGCGATGGTTCTTTGCTTAGAAGCAAGTTCTAAAATTTCAGAGATGAACGGATTGGGTGGCAGTTCATTCTTCTTCGTCTTCGTTGTTGCCATAATACTCTTCTGGGTTTTCAAATCTTACTGCAAATACTGTATCGGGGATCACATTACCCTGTTCATCATACATTTCTGGATGTAGATTGTCGGGATGATAGGGAGTGGTCTTGACAACATGTTCTTTTGCCAACCATCCTATCACTGCGCCCACGAATAATGCCATTATACTAACGAACGACATTACTGTCAAGGTAAGAGCTTGCATCTTCTTTTCTCCTTTATTACTTTTGTTTCCTTACATCGAAGGATAGATCAAAGTAGATGTGAAACTCTCTTTTGAAGAGAGAAACCATCTTTCCAAAACTTACTTGAAACGATTTCGGTTCCTCCCGTTTAGTTTTCTTTCGGAGCATCAGCTCCACACCTCTATTTATCGGCAGTTTTTCTCTTCCGCCCTGGTTTTCGGTCTTTTTCATACTGCCATGTCTCCTGCAAAATCGAGTGAAAATACTCCATAATCTTTCTGGCTTTTGGTTTGCCAAGATGACCATACCCCTCACGAATTTGTTTGTGGTTGGCATCTTGACCACCCTCCAGGTAGGTCTCCAGTTCAGAAATAGTGGTGCTTAGACTTGTAGCAGTTGGACTCTCTAAGAATTCTATGACTTCTGTCCTCTTTGCAGAGTTGGATTTTAAATAATCATACATCTTAAATGTCATCACGTCTTTCACCATAGCATCATCAATTACTTGTTCAACCATGAAAGAAAGATCGTTATAGTCCATTACTCTTCTGTCTTTGGTAAATGCTTCTGCTCTCTCACAAACTGAATAGTTTCAGTGCATCCTCCAATAGGATTGTCATTGAAAGTTACCTGAGGGAAGGAGCTGCCCTCCCCATACTCAGCAATAAATGATTCTCTAGTAAAGTCCCTATCCAACTTATAGACGACATGCTTCAGTTCTAAAAACTGAAGTAGATTCGATATTTTGTCGCAATATGGACAACCATCTTTGGAATAAACAACAAACATAATGTTATCGCTACTGTTTTTATATATCAAATAGAAGATGTTGCCTCGTCCCAGTCTTTCTGGAATCGTGCCAGACCATCATCAGTCATGACATGGTTATACATCTTCCAGAATACAGAAGGGGGCATGGTAACTACATCAGCACCATACAAGAAGCAGCGTGAGACATGGTGACAGTCTCTCAGAGACGCAGCAAGGACCTGTGTAGGCATCTGGTGGGCACGGAGCACACCAGCAATAGCACGGACCAGTTCTACACCACTGAAGGAGTTGTCATTACAACGTCCAACGAAAGGTGAGATATATGTGGCACCTGCCTTTGATGCCATGATTGCCTGTGCTGCTGAGAATACTAGCGTGACATTAGTCTTGATGCCAGCACCACTCAACACTTTACAAGCTTTGAGACCCTCGACAGTGCAGGGAACTTTGATGGTCACAGAGTCTCCCATAGAGATGTACTGCTGTGCTTGAGCAATCATCTCCTCAGCAGTGTCAGCAACGACCTCAGTAGACACACTCACAAAGTTGGGGAACTCATCGATCAGTTGTTGAGCAACGTCAGGCAGAGTCCGACCACTCTTAAGAATGAGAGTAGGGTTCGTTGTCACACCATCGAGAAGACCAGTTTCATTTGCTGCTCTGATCTCATCAATGTCAGCGGTATCCAAAAAGATTTTCATTGTTACTATTGAAAGTTTACGGGTTGATCATCTCCACCTTCCAGTAGAGGTTCTTGATACTCAGGCAGTCCAACCTGTCCTGGTAGTTCTTTATCTATTGTAGCAGTCACGTCAATGACTTGATCTAAGATAAATCTATTCTTTCTGTATGTTCTGGTAGGGTCGATCTCACAGAGTCTTTGTGCGTCTCTCTCCCACCCACAGTCAGCATACTTTGTTCCATCTGATTTATAAACAGACCAGTATTCGGTAAGCATAAAAAATGAGGGTCAAAAGACCCCCAAAGTATAGCACACTCTACTGGATTTTGCCAGTGAGTTTAGCGGCGACGATATTTTTTATTTATCATCATACAGTTGTTCTAATCTTTCCTTTGTAAGATCAACATACATCACCTCATCACCTGGTGCAGGTGCTTCTGGATGACGTGGTTTAGGTGGTTCGTCCATCATCTTATTGATGTCACGAATGTTAGACCACATCAGGGCAAAGGCTCCTCCCGCAATGAGAGAGAAGCACACACCCCATACAAACACCAGATAGTGGTTCACAGTGCATTACCGCGTGGAAGAACTTCCTCAGGGAATACAAAGTTTTCATGTGGTTGGTCAACAGTTGCCATCCAGTTACGAAGACCTTCATTCAAGAGAATGTTCTTGGTGTAGAAGGTTTCAAACTCTGGG